TTTGAAGGAAAGGTTCCCTTTATGTCCGTTCGGCAACTAAAGCCAGAGAGTGGAGCCAGTAAGGAAGTTAGAATCCAGGCTCTCGAGCCCCTGGCATCCAATCTTGCACTTCATTGTAAGCCCACACATAAAGAGTTTATTACTGAGTTTGGGGACTATGTCCCCAATAGTCGTCTGTGTAAGAAGGATATACTGGATGCCCTAGCCTATCAACTGCAGATTGCGAGACCAGGACAGCCTAAGAAAGAGGGAAAAAAGAAGGAAGAAGTAGTAACTGTTGAAACGATAGATAACTTTTTGGAGAAGGTGTTTCAGAGGACTAATCCTAAGGATAGATTTGGAAATAAGGGGTTGGTTGTTTATCCATATGTTCAAGCTGGTGAGCAAGGAGATTATCTCAGTGATTTTAATCCCTATGTAAATGACCCATATTTCGGTCTTAAGTCAGATGAGGAGTTTGGCAATTTCAGAGTCTGAAGATATGGAAAGCTTGATGGAAGAGATTAGAAAGAGGGCTTATGAGATTTGGGAGTATCACAGGGATACGGGAACACACCTTATATGTAATCAATACGGGCAGTTGCGGGAGAGGACAACTCTAGATGACTGGTTGGAAGCAGAAGATGAGATAATCAGAAGTCGTAGGAACGACTGGAGGTAGAAATGCCAAAGGCCTTTGATGCTTGTGTAAAAAGTGGTGGAAGGGTTAGAACGATCACTCCAAAGAAAGGAACATATATCCACGTTTGCTTCCTAAATGGAAAGTCTTATCATGGTGAAGTTAAGCACACTAAAGGTGGAGGAAATAAATATTCCAATGCCCTAAAGGGAGAATAGATGGACGCCAGAGAAAGAATTCACAATAGGATATTAGAGAAGAAATGGAAAGCCCTAGAAGAAATAGGGATTGAAAGACCTAAGAGTGATGAGGAAAACAGGAAGAGAGCTAAAGAGGCACGAGGGGAATGAAGGCGGCTCAAGCGATGGTATGGGTCTCTGGTGGTCGCCGAGGGTTGGTTTGGCTGCCCGTTTTTATTCTTTAAAAACCTGGCTTTTTCTTTGGATTTTGGTAGGAGGAGTTAGTGTCTAATTCTTCAATTAAGGTAAACAGCTTAGATTATTGGAAAGCAGAAATCCGAATGGGGATTCGCTATCGTCAAGTGTTTGGTAGGAGTCTTGATTGGCGTAGATACAAGTTAATGTATCGTTCCTTCTGGAATAAATCTATAGTTCCAGTGCCTCTTATATATGCTCTTGGTCGTTCCCTTATTCCTCAGGTATACTTTAGGAATCCGAGAGTTGCAGTTCATCCACGAAAGCCAGGATACGCAGTTCATGCAAGAGTTCTTGAAAGAGTGGATAACTATCTTATAAAGGAGACTTGGCTCAAACCTGAACTCAAATCGGATGTTTTAGACTGTTACTTATGCGGACGAGGACCAATGGTGATTGGATATGACTCAGAGTATGGATACAATCCATCTTTCTTGGCATCCGATTATGCTGACCTCACAGTTACTCAATTCAACAAGAAAGGGGATAGAATAGAGTATAGCGATAATGTCAAACCTGGATTTCCGTGGGCGGCGAGATGTAACCCTCTTGATTTTGTAGTTCCTTGGGGGACAGCACGCTGGGAGGATGCTCGGTGGTTTGCTGTTCGTAAGATGCGAATGGCTCGTGACCTCAAGGAAGACCCAAAGTATAGGGGAGTTGGAGATATTAAAGGAGCCTTTAAGTCTCGGATGGATGCATCTACCGAAGGGCTTCCTGAGCAATCTGTAAGGGGTTGGGAAGAAGATTCCGTTAATGAATGGGTTGAATTGTTTGAGATACACGATAAGAGAACACAATCAGTTATGGTATTATCCCTTGACCATGATCAGTGGCTTAGAAAACCAGAGTTTGACTATCTTCAAGTTGAAGGCCTTCCTGCAGAGGTTCTTGGTTTTAATGAAGATCCTGATTACTTCTGGTGGGCGCCAGATGCAAGGATGATTGAACCCCAACAAGAAGAGATAAACGATATAAGGACGATGGCAAAACGTCATCGGAAGGTAGCTTTGTTGAAGATATTGTATGATAAGGGAATGTTGAGTGACAAGGATGAGATAACTAAGTTGATGGATGCTGATCCTAAAGCAGCGGTGGCTATAGATGCTGGTCCAAATGGTGATGTTAGAAAAGCCGTGGCTTTATTTCAATCTCATGTTCCTCCAGATTTGATTACTGCTGCACGGGAGGTAAGAGAGGACGTTAGAGAGATAGTTGGTTTCTCGAGGAATCAGATGGGCAGTTTTGAGGAATCTAGTGGGCGTCGCACAGCTACAGAAGCCTCTATTGTTAAGGCTGCTTCAATGATAAGGATAGATGAGAGGCGAGATGTAATGGCTGACCACTTGGAGAAGATCGTTAGGAAGTGGAATCAGTTAGTCTTCCAGAATTGGTCAGCAGAGCGGTTGATCGATATTGTTGGCCCAGATGGTGCTCGTTATTGGGTGAGGTTTACAGGGCAGGAAATTAAAGGGGAATTTGCTTACTCCATCAATCCAGAGGAGTCCATTCCTGAGGATAAGCGAACTCGCAGAGCAGAGGTTCTTGAGTTTATTCAGGTAGCTGCTCAGACACCTGGAGCTGATATGAAATATCTTCTTGAATCCTATGCAAGTCAACTTGGTGATTGGCTTGACCCAAAGATGTTGTTTCCTGGAGAAGGAGCTGGTAGAAGTCCTGAAAGATCGATGCAGTTTATTGATTTCATGAGGATGCAAGGTAATGTAGGAAGTAGATTCCCTGGACTTGCATTATAAAGCTATGGGAAAAACAGACTTAGATAACTTTGAATACGATGACTATCTAGCTAGTAAGAAGGGCAGTAGAGAAGCTAGGCAGGAATTGGAGAAACGTCATGCAGAAAGGAAAAATAGTGGTTACACTGGATGGCATTGGGGACTTGGGGATAAACCAGTTAGATGTAACTCCAAGGAGGAGTTTAAGAAGGAACTTGAACGGCGTGGCTTGATGATGAAGGATGATGTCAAGCAGAAGCTGAGATAGGAGACGCTATGGGACTTAAGGCGAATGAGTTAAAAGACGAATTGAGACCACAGGTGGATGGTGAGAAGACCATTTTCATAAGGATGGAATCTGGTAAGCGTCCAGATGTGACGTTTACTGGGTTTTGGACAGGTAAGTATCTAAAGGGAGCTATAGATAGTATAGCAAAGGCTTATCGGATGGCACGGCGAAGGGTTATACTGCCAACCCGTGAAGTGGCAGGGGCATCAACTCAGCAGTCAGCTGAAGGGAGGAAGTAATGGGCGATCCACAATCAGTAAAGCAAGCGGCGAGTCAACAGGGAGAAACTGTTTCCAAGGTGGACTTTGATGCAAAGGTGGTAGAACTTACCAAGGCTCAACAGGATTTAGAGGACATGAGGTTAGAGGTCTTTAGTCCAGATTACATGGCATTTCTGGATGCAAAAGACAAAGGTGGGGATAAGGGGAAGGCTGGAGATAAGCCTCCTGAAGAGGGCAAGCCCGACTTTTCCAAAATGAGTCCTGAACAGATATACCAAAAGGCTCGAGAAGATGCGGAGAAAGCTGCAGAGGAGAAGGCAAAAGCAACATTTAGGGATAGCTTTGCAGCTCAGGAAAAGGAAAGACGAACTGCTGAAGTAGCAGCATTTGCTCGGACTCACGAGGACTACGAAACCTATAGACCCGTCATGTATGGTCTGTCTCTAGATCCGAAGAACAAAGATCTTTCTTTACAGGAACTTTATGATAAGTCTAAAGAGTATATCCAGCGACATGCTGGTCCTAGTAAGGAAGAGAAGGAACGTCAAGCTAGAATGTCTACTGAGAAGCCAGGCGGAGATAACCAGAGCTTTGAGAAGTATAAAAAGATGTCCCCTGAGGAAACAGCTAAGGAGTCCTTACAGGAAGTTAAGGATAAACTTGGACCTCTCCCTACTGCATAGATAGGAGAGAAACATGGCTGCAACATTGACAGAATACCTGAATACTTTATACACGACTACTTTAAGGAAGGTAGAATAGGATGGTCTTTCGGCGAATTAGTTTAATGTCGGATGTAGAGTCCGCTTTTCTTGCGGGCTTGTTCGAGGGAGATGGTTGTATCTATTTGAGAGAGCAACCTAAATGTCGAGGTAGTTACTTCTATGGAATGCACATTACCTGTAAAGATAAAGCTATAGTTGATTTTGTTTATGCTACTACAGGAGTTGGAAGTGTAAGAATATCAACTAATAGTAAGCGGACAGGAACTTACTGGAGATGGGAAGTAACTAAGCATAAAGACGTATCTGATTTAATTCAAAGGCTCTACCCATATTTGATAATTAAGAAAAGGCGTGCTGAGTTGCTTTACAAAATGGGCACACTTTTAAGAGATAATATGGGAATGAGACTTACCCTTGGAGAAGTAGAGCGTCGGGCTGCTATATTTGATGAATTTAAATCGCTTCAGGGA